ACGCTAGGAACACCTACCCATCTACCTTCGCCTTGGACGCTATAAAATACCTCTGAATATCTTAACTTTCCCATAGTATGATATTATATATGAAACCTGAACCTATATTCAAGAGTCTTGTTTACCTTTTTTAGCTTCTTCTGCTTTAATTTTTTCATCTAAGTATTTAGGTCTACGCTTATGAACTTTTTTACCTTCATTAGCCTTATCAGCAGCTGCGTTATCTGCCTCTGCCTGTTCAATGATACCTCTCATATAACTAAGGTAATCATTAGAGTGTTCACTTCCGTCTGCACTCTGTTCCAAAATTTGATCTATGTCTAAGCTCTTAATATATTTGAACTTAGTTTCCATTTGTCTTTTTTCTTTTTGGATACGCCTAATAAATGCGTAGTATGTAATTTGTGTAAAGTATGCAAATGGATTTTTAGATTTTTCTGGATCAAAGTTGTCCATATATGTAAGACAATTTTCAATACCATCTAAAATCATTTCATCTCTAAATGTATAATTTACAAAATTAGATTTATAGGCTAAGTGATTTGCTATTTTAACAAAGCACTCTCCTATATAGTTAGTTACTTGTGGTCTTTCCTCACCACTCTCTTCTGCTTCTATTCTAGACTCTCTATATTCAGTCATTGCCACAAGGAATTCCTTGTTGTTTATATAGTGAGCCGAATTTGGATCACGCCTTTTTGCCATAATATACTCCTAATGTATTTTGTTTTTTATCACAGCTTCTGCAAGCTCTGCTAGGGTATCCAAATCTTGAGAGGTTTCTACTTCCTCTTCTGTCATTGGACCATCCCAGTCTGGAGGATTGATATAAATTGTATCCACCATTCTATTGTACCCTTCTTTAAAATTCTCCTGTAAGGTTGCTATTGTAATAATATTATACCTTTCAATTGTGAATGTAGTTTCCTCAGATATAGCCACCCATGGTCTTAAATTAATTTGTTCTCCTAATCCTAAGGTAGAAGTCATTACATTGGAAACTAATTCTATTGGGTATTCTATTTCTACTATATCTCCAGAAGTACTTACTTTTCCTACAAGTGTACTTCCGTCTTTAAGTTTTAATATTGATATTTGTTCAGACATCTAGTTTTACAAGTTTATAATTGAAACCCTCTTCATTATAAATCTTGATCCTTTCTATTAAATGGTTCATTGTGTAGTTCTTTTTAGACTTCCAGGATAAATCATCTCCTATATCAAAAAGTCTACACTCAACTTTGTTGTCTCCTTTTCTTAAACCTCTTCCTATACTTTGTAAGTTTCGTATTCTACTCTTACTAGGTGAGGCGAAAACAATATTATGTAGGTTCCTTATATTTATACCCGTTGAAAATGTGCCGTATGAGGCAATTATAATAGCATCGTCTTGTTTCTCTGTAATAGCTCTTATTTCCTCTCTAACCTCTGTATCTGTGCCTCCATATACAAAAAACACTTTTCTATCTGCTTTAACTGCCTTACTTATCATTTCATGTAATACTACACCATGCTTTTCTACATACTGAAATAGGACAAGTGTATTACCATCTTGTGCAATAGTTAAATTTTTTATAATTTCATTACGATCAGGGTGTGTTACTATCCAATCTATCTCCTCTTGGTAAGTCATACCCTTAACTTCTTTTCTATGTGCGTCTTTCCAATTAATCATACAACAAACAATCTTAAGATTAGCAAGTTGTTTATCATCCATTAATTTTTTAGTTGTAGTAACCTTATGTACTTGTCCAAACACACCTTCTAATACTAATCTATGTGTCTTTGTACCATCCAATGTACCTGTTGTTCCTACTCTATAAGGTGTAGCAACAAGTTTGTTCATTAATGTTGTTAAAGACTTTGCCTTAAACAAGTGTGCCTCATCTCCATATACAACATCAAATTGTTCAAACCATTTTTTAGGATACTTGTATATAGATTGCCATGTACTTATTGTTATAGGGTATTCATTTGTTTTTTCTTTGCCACCATATATCCTATGACAATTTTCTTGTACCTTCCAACCATTAGCTGTAGAATAGTCTTGGAAGTCTCCGTACATTTGTTCTACCAATGATGTAGTAGGAACAATTATTAACTGCTTTCTTCCCTTTAGTTGGTGATAACGAATAAGAGAATATATAATGAGAGACTTCCCACTAGCAGTAGGAGATAAGAGTAAAGTTCTCCCAGTAGTAATTGCCTTTGTAACCGCTTCTTTCTGATAGTCTCTGATTTCGATGTTTTTTCCATTAGCTTGTAACCTCAGTTCATTAGTGAATCGTTCAATGTCTATCTCTTCGCCTATGTTAGGCATTTTTACTTCAATATCGTATTCAAGTGTTTCTGCAAACTCTTTTAAATACGGTAATAGTCCTATATATAACTCCCTATTATATACATTAAATAGTCTTGCTTTGCCGTCCCATACTTTCTTTCTGTATAGTGGCATAAATCTGGCACCAGGTACATCAAATGTAAAGAAGTCACATATTTCTTGTGCAGTACTAGGATCTGTATCTACTTTTATGTGTACTTCGTCTTTCTTAATAATTTTAATAAGAGCCATTTGTAAACTTTGTCCACTCAATTGCATTTTTAATATCAAAAGATCTACTTCCAATAGCCTTCATGCAACTTTCTACGAATGTTAAACATGTATTTAGATATTCTAATTTGTCTGTAAGTTTAATTACCTCTTCATCTGTGTCTAAGAAATCATTCATCTGATTATTGAGAGGTGCATTGCCTAAATATTGATCCCAACCCAATTCATTAAGTTCTTTTTGATCCAATTCACCTCTGTAATACTTCCACTTCAATCTTCTGTGTTTTAGTAACTCACTCTGTGCCTTTCTACATTGTAGTCGTAGAGTTGTTAGATAGTTTAAGTATTTAGAATGTAATATAGGTATTCGTGTAGACTCCTCTCCTAAGTTGAGTTGATCAACTTTACAGTCTTCTTGCCACATATCTTGTAATTCTTGTAGACTAATCATAATATACACATTATAGGCTCTTATGTAGTAAGAGTCAATAGGTTATTGTACCAATTGGTATTATGTACCCAGAACTTCTATTTCAAAAAAGCTGTATTTAAAGAATGCTACGCCTATCATATAATCTGTTTGTCCTGTAGATATCTCAAAGTCCAAACCTTGTAGACTAATAGGAAAAGCATCTGTAAAACTAAATATTATTTTTGGGTTATTGTTTGAATCTAATAGTGTAAGTGAGGCATCACTAAATTGTGCTAAACTTTTTTGTTTCTGAGGGCTTATCTGAGGGAATCTGTATTCTTGTGTTTTCCCATAATCTGCAAACTGTTTATGGTCCTTAGGAAATCCTAAACCCACGAGCCAGTCATATAGCTCTTTGTAATTTTTCATGTCCTCTTGTATGAGGAATCGTATCATTAAGGTACCAAACTCTATTTTGTCTCCTGGTTGTCCTACATCTACCAAAGGCGTAGGTTGAATAGCAGGAGGCAAGTTCATTTCAGGTATATTTGCTGCTTGGCAAAAATAACTTGTATTAGGAATGTTATGTATCTGAAATTTGAAAGCATTGGGGCGCAAATAATCTAATTCATTAGGATTATTATTACTCCAATCTGCTTCTGTAACATTCGTAATATTAGTTGTTGTCATTTACCTTGCCCTCTATATTTCTTGTACGATCGTTTTTTGTTTTTATTCATTGTAGAAGTAGAAATTTTTACCTTTCTCCCTCTACCACCTTGTCCTTGTGATGTCGATTTTTTGACACCAGTATGTGTTAGTTTTACCCAACCCTTTTTTGCCATAATATACTCCTAAAATGATACGCTTATACCACAACCACAAGAAGAAGATTCTGCTGGGTTTACAAATTCAAAACCTTCATTCAAACCTTCTACTTTCCATGATATAACTGTACCAGCTAAGTACATTTCTGACATTACATCCATCCAGACTTTAAATTTTCCAAAGTCTATTTCTATATCACTTTCCTGATTTGGTCCATCAGCATAATTAAATACATAAGAAAATCCAGCACACCCTCCACCTGTCAAGCCAAAGTGTATTCCTTTAGCTTTTTTTGATTCCAGTCTTTGTAACACCTGTGTTAGTGCTTCATCTGTAAAATCCACCAATGGTGGTCTAGATGTAGCAATCAGACTGTTAGGATCAAATTGACTAGGTTGCAACATGTTCTCCATCTTTAGACATTAACATTTCTTCCATCCATGTAGTGTTACGACCTGCTTTCTTTTCTTCCCAATCTTGAATAGCTCTTTTAATACTATCTTCTGCTAGTACAGAACAATGTATTTTAATAGGTGGCAATTCAAGCGCGTCAGCAATTTCTTTATCTTTAATAAGTTTTGCTTCTTCTATTGTTTTACCTTTTAACATTTCTACGAACATACTAGAACTAGCAATAGCACTACCACATCCGTATGTTTTAAACTTGACATCTAAGATCTCATCTGTCTCAGGATCAAGTTTTAAATCTAACTTCATAACATCTCCACATGCTGGTGCACCTGTTAAGCCTGTAGCTACATGTGGGTCATTAGGATCAAATCTTCCTACACCATGTGCTTGTGGGTTATTAGTTACTTCTTCAAATCTCTTTACTACTTTATCTGAATAAGCCATATATCCTCCGGTTAATAGTATTTATAAGATAGATCGATTATTTTCATCAGTTATAATGAATCCTTCTATAATAGGAGTCCTTTTTATTATTTCTTTATAAAATGTTAAAGGATCTTTGATATGCCTGTGAGATATTAATTCATCTGATAGTACATGTCTACCAGGCGTATATTCAGGCTTTGTAAGATCTATATATTCTGCTATGTTGTTCTTTGCAATCCATTTCTCATACTTATTAAGTGCTTGGTTATGGTCTTGTGTTTGAAATTCATACATGACCCAAGGATTATAATGTATTTGTTGCGATGTTTTGTTTCCTTTAGCTAGTTCTATGTCATTTGTAACAGATGAAATGTACAAATCCTTACCTGTTGTTCCATAGTCTAACATTAATTCCTGTCCATTTCTTTGTAATGTAAAGTGTTCGTAATCCTCAGGTGTTAATTTCCAATTTTTATATTCCTCAACATAATCTCCTGCTGGAATGTAGTGAGGAGCTAATGTTGTAAAATATACAAAGTCATTCATTATTTTTTCTTGTATTCTTTCTAATGACTCATTAGCAAAACCCTGACATTTCTCATTCATATGAACAATATAATTTATTGCTTCCCATTTATGTTGAAAGTATTCAAAATGTTTAGCTGTCATTTCGCCTCTACCTACAGCTTCATAACCTTTTGCTAATCCATTTTCAAAACATTCATGTAAAGCATTAAGATTTTGTAATCTAGCATCATGTATGTCTTCAGTATTTAATTTTAAATTACGATCTAAGCCCATATCGTCTATTAACTCATTCATCTTTACACGACTAGCCAAAAAATCTTCTATTGTATTACTTTTGTAGATATCTAATCGTAATTTGTATTCCCACCAAATGTCTCTGTATGTCCACGGATAACCAGGAGGTCTTTCGTCTTGTGCTATTTTGTCTCCTCCGTAAGCTGTGAATTGAGATGAATGAGTAGCTATCTTTTTGTAAGCTTCTATGAATTTTTCTGTAAGTGGTAAGTCATTTAGTCTCCATGTCAGTACATTTCTATTCTCTTTGTACATTAACAGTTCTTCAGGATCATTAATACACCATGGAACTTCTTGCCATTGTGTTCCGTAGAATGGTTCTTCTTTTCCCTCTTTGTATATGACATGGTATTTCATAATAGTATTTATATTAAACTCAGTAGAACCATAAATCAAATTCAACTGTACCTTTTTGTATAAATATTGAGATGGTTTTTAAACAAATATGGTGGCAGAACCGTCGACACACTTACACACAGGAGAAAAATATGAGTGATAATAAATCAGGGTTCGAAATCAGAGCCGACTTACT